CTGATCAAGTGGTAGCTGAAAGATATAAAGTACTTATAAGTCAGTTGGGAGTAGAGATCTCTAAACCAAAGATAATTGAATCTGATGATTCATTTGAATTTGCCAAGAGATTATATTACAAGGGGAAAGAGATTACAGGTTTTCCTGTAATGTCTATTCACCAAGTAATCTATGCTCCGACACTTGTAGTGCTGACCTTGGCTAATGAGGCACTCCCTAGGGGTTATTACCCTAAGGGAGGGCTAACTAACTTTGATATGGTTTCCGAATTATATTATAATAGGGAATCATATAAAGGTAGAATTAAGAATCTTTATAAGCATTGGGAAAGAGCATGTTGGTGCCCATTGGTACCAACTCCTCTTGAACCAAAGCTTCCAAAGTTTCTTAACTTATTAGGTTACAACACAAGTTGTAACAGATTAAAGATCCAGGAAGAGTTCTTCTGAAGTAATGCAGCATACTCCTTACAATTAGATATGTTAGAGATGAAGGATAAATCCTTATCTCTATTATCTAATATGGAGCATACTGGACTACCAGAAGATATCTTTCCAGATCTTGAAATCCCAAGGGATGTAATCCTCAAGGAAACTCTATTATATAGAGTTTTCTCCAGTACCTATGAAGATCTTTGACAAGGATGGATTGACTTTAGCCAACCTTTCTTAAGGATGGACTATAGTCAAGCCTTACAGGAAAAACTTCCTGTAATCCTTGAAAAGTCTTTAATGATACTAGGGGGATGGAGATATCCACAAAAGGTAGCAACCAGAGGTAGATTTATCCAAAAGATAATATCTACTATGGTTGACTCCTTAGTGAATAAGGGTTATAATCCATGATTCCCAGAAGAGATAGATGACTCTATGACAGAGTCGTCTATTTCCTTTAAGAACCATTTCAGACACATCAGTATCTAATCAGAAAGGTTCTCACCTGTCTGATTAGACTGTTGAATGTCAACAGTCATCGTTAGACTTAGGTACAATGTACCTTAACGATGGCTTTTTCTAGCCTAGCTTTACGCTAGGGCCACCGTGGCGGGCTCAACAAGCCACTAGCTCTCCCTGCATTAACA